TAGCGTTCAAGCCACCTACTGCGTCCTTACATCCTTCTAAACGTCCTGCTGTTATATTGCAAGCCATAATTTTTGTGTATTTAAGTTATTGATATTGAGTTAATTAAGAGCCCCTAGTTAAAGGAGCCCTTTAGATAATTAGTCTGTTATTAAGACTGAGTAGTTAGAACAAGTTCTGAACCGATAGCGTATTGTACCGCTGCAGAATAACGCATTACAACTCTCACATTTTGAGACCCGTCAATGTCAGCTAAATCAATCAATTTTACAAGATTTTGGTCATTTTGCAAACCGCAACCGAACATAAGATTGTCTTTTTCTCCTGCTACCATTTGGCCACTAGAAAGTCCGTTAGCTACGAATAACTTAACTCCTTCAAAGTCCATTGCTGTTTGTCCTACGTGGTAAAGGTCTTTGTAACCTAAAGCTGCTTGAGCTCTTACGTAAGAACGTGCGTCAGCTTGAGAGATGTAAATTGCTAGTCCTTCGTTACCGTATACAGTCTCAGGAATCGCGTCTACTACTTCTCCTAAACGAGAGATAATGTTAGCTGCAGTTGTTGCTCCTGTGAAAGCTACATCGTTAACGTCAGCGTCAGCCGTCATTAGGTTTACTAAACCGTCAAACTTTCCTGCTCCTGTTCCGTTCCAAATGTTGTTTTCTACGTTAGCTGCTACTTTACCTGCTACGTGTCCGATTAGGTAGTTAGCGAAGCTCTTAGGTAGTTCGTCAAAAGAAGAAAATCCTTGCTCAATTGAAAGCCAATCAGATTCGAAATCTTTTTTACAAAGTTCCAAGTTTACTTGAAAGTCTTTTACTTCTAAGTAACGCTCAGTAAGTGTTACACTTGAAGTTGCTGTGAAGTCACAAGAAGCGTCTGCTACTATGTCTCCTACTGCAAGCTTTTGCATAACTTGTTTAAATTTGATGTTTGGTTTTACCGTGATACCACCTTTATCGATAGTAGGCGCGCTTAATAAAGCTGCTGCGATAAACCCTTGTGCTTTTTCCCCTGCGTAAGAGGTTGTAATACTAGTTGTAGTTGCCATTGTTTAAATGAATTTTAATTGTTAATTTTAGTTATTATTAATGTACTTGAATACTCGTTCCTGAATTGTAGCTCCTTTTCTGCCTACTCCTTTTGCGGTTGTCTTCACTTCCTTCTCAGGGCTGTGAGTTAAACCTTTAGGCTCAGGCTCAGGTACTACAGGTGTCTCTACCTCTTCTACTTTCATAGCGTCTGCTAGAATCTTTTTAAGGTCGGCTAATTGACTCTCTAGAGCTTGCACTCTGTCGTCTTTTGGCTCTTCTTTTACCTCTTCTTTTGGCTCTGCCTCGGTCTCAATCTGTGGCTCTGCCTTTGGCTCTTCTACTACTTCAGTTTTAACCTCTTCTACTACCTCGGGAGTTGGCTCTTCTATTAGTTCCTTTGTTGGCTCTACTGCCTCGGGTTGTGGAGTCGGTTGTACTTCAGTTGTTTGTTGTGGCTCAGCTGCGATATTTAATGCCTCAGCTATGCGTTGTAACGTGTCTTTTGCGTTTAACATAATGTGATTTAAGGGTTTATACTTTATTTAAAAACACTTTTTATGCTAATTTGATTTTTTAACAAATACTAAACCGTTGTTGCACTCAAAACACCTGAATTGTCTACAGATATTCTAAACCTAGTACCATCAGGGGATTTAATTACTAAGCCACTTCCTGCGTCCTCAACCTCAACATCCCCCCCACTTACGTGCAGCTTCGAGCTAGGAGTTATGTTTCCTACGCCCAAATTACCACTTGAGTCTATTGTTATATTTGTTGTAGTTAACGAAGCACTTCTACCAACACTAGACTTGTCACCCTCAGCTATAATATATGTGTTTGTGTCGTTATCAGAAACCACTATTCTAGCTTTATTGTCTGTAGATTTAAAAGTTGCTACAGTCTCAGTACCCCCACTATTTACGTAAAGCTTAGATGTAGGGCTGTCTTGCCCAATACCCACGTTTCCGCTTGCGTAGTTTATACCTCCTGTAGTGTCATCCCATTGGGTAGGGGTCGCACCCGCAGAGGTAGTTCCGTCCGCCATCAAAAACTCAGTAGAAAGACCGCCCTGTTTAATAAAATTAGAAGCCGTAACTCCATTACTATCTAAATCTATAACGTCTATTGCTCCGTTGTTTTGAACACTTGAATTATTGCCTATTAATAAAGCGCTAGAATTTGAGTCTATATCTAACCCGTTAACAGACGCGTCTATTTGATTAAATCTTATTTCTAAACCTGTGCAATTCTCAGACAAAATACCTGTAGCCGCCTCTGTTATGTTATTATCAAAAACAGATACATACTCTTCACAGTCTTTTAGGTATATATCTATAGAGCCTCCTGACTCTGAAATGATATTATTGCTTATATTTAGGTTTTGCCCTTTCTCTATATATATAGTAGCTACTCCCTCATCGAGGCTGTTACACTCTTCTATTATATTGTTTGAAAGTATATTTCTAGATATTCCCTTAGCTCCTGTTATTTCTGTAGCCACTAAGTGTATAGCTTCTCCACGAACTAAGGTAAAATGATTATTTAATATTAAGATGTCCTCTATATCTTTTACGTCTGACACCCCCTTTATCCCCGTTAATACATTCTCAAAGAAGTTGTTTGTGATACTACCATTGTTCACGTCCGTAAAGTGCACGCCTGTCATTTTGTGCCCCTTAAACATACACCCATCAATGAATATGTAGTGTAATAGATTTGCCATAACTCCGACCGCATTAACTTGGCTTTGAGACATAAAAAATATGTCTTTTATATTGGTTTTGTCCCAAGCCTCTGAGCTGAAGCTAGCGTGTTCTACTGAGATAATTGGCTTTAAAGTGCTAGTAGGTGACGCTTCGTTTATCATCCAAAAATTAGTAGAATTCCCCATACCCTGAAGGGTTATCTGCATAACTTCAGTTATCGATATAGGGTCTTCAAAATAAAAGTTTCCTTCACTAAAAAGTATAGTTCCTCCTCTTCTCCCTGAGCTATAAACATCGGGTAGTTGTGATATAGCATTATTTACGACTAACTCGTCATTTGTGCCGTCACAAACAAAGTCTGCTGAATCCTTAGTCTCTTGAGAAGCGTTGCTTGAAGCTATAAAAAATGTAAAATTACTCTTTGACGCAGGTATTAAATTTGATTTACTTATTTGCACGTCTCTGTCTCCCTCAGCTCTAGATAAATCTACTGCGTATAGCTTAGAGTTATCAGGTAAGGTAGTTACTTCTGTTAATTGAGATACTTTTTTATCTGCCATTTTATGTATTTTTATTTGTTTATTATTATATTTGAGCCGTCCTCTAGTAGTATATTAAAGCCTGTGTTTAGTAGTAGTAAATTATCAGGTAAAGTACCGTTGACCCAATCGCTTTCGTTAATAAATTCTAGAGCTCTCTCTGTGTTAATTTCTGTTATATTTAAAGTAGAGTTGTTTATTAAGAATACAGACTCATTAGTAAATACAAGCTCATTTCCGTTATTAGTGTTAGTGTATATAGATACGATATTGCCTCCAAACATTTCGCTTGTTGACAGCCTGCTAGTTAAGTTACTAGATGACTCATTACTTACGTTGCTTATTTGATTACCTCCGTATAAGCTACCAAAACCTTGTTCGCCTTGCCTATACCAATCTCTGCCTACTTTTGGATATTTTGCTTTTATGTACATTCTCTTTATTTAAAAACATTATTTTAAGCATATAAACCCCCCTAATTAAAGAGGGGCTTTTTGCTATTGTTATGGTGTATTGGTTACTAAATTAGACGCTACAAAGTTATAACCTGTTAAGTCGGCACTTCCTTCTATATCTGTTATAGTTGTAACGCTAGTCTCAATCTCATAATAATGAGCAGGGGCCGCAGCCAATAAACTCAAGTCTTGAGTAGCACCACTATTGTATATAGTAGATACGTTAGCCGTTTGGTCTGTGTCCCAAATAGCTATTTGATTGATAGTACCATCATAGTAGTTATTATGTACATTAGACGCTCTACCAATTCTGAAGATATTGTCAGAAGGATTCGCTCCACTTATAGCGCCATCATAACCGCTACCCGAAGCAACCCCTATGTTCGACTTTAATACTCCATCTATATATATGTCAAATCTGCTATAGTAGTCCGATGCGTCAGCAGGAACGCTACCTGTAGTGCCACCATCAAAAGTAATCATTACGTGTTGCCAAGTGCCTGCTACAAAAGAATTTGCTGCCACTAGTATAATGTTATTGTAAACAGTACCGTAATTTAATACTAAAGTAGTTCCGCCTGATTGCTTCAAAGTAATTGCGCCTCCATTATAGTCATCTCCTGCTCCGTAAACCATTAGTGTCTGTGTAGCTGTGTTAGAGCTAGGCTTAACCCACATTGATATAGTCCACGCTGAGCCGTCTCCGTTAGTAGCTCTCTCTAGAGCTGTAACGTTAACAGGGTTACCTTGTAAAAAGCTAGTAGTCCCGTTAAAGTTAAGTGACTTATTGTTAGTATAAGCTATCTCTGTAACGCTTATAGTTACCGTGAAGTCTACACTACCTCCTACAGCATTACCTGCCTTACAATTCACTACAATAGTGTCTGCTGACGTCCCTAAGAACGCAGGGGCTGTACCGCTAAGAACACCGCTATTTTGATTTAAAGTTAACCAACTAGGAGCGTCTGACTCTACGAATTGATTTACGATATTATCACTAGATACAATCTGAAAGTTCAAAATATCTCCTTCTGTAACTGAAGCCGTTTGGTTAGCTACTGTAGGTACAAAATCAGCGTTAGGTTGTGAACCTCCGTTTATAGCTTGCTTAGATATTACAGGGATTGAGTAGTAAGCTCTGTTTCCTCTAACACCATAGTGCAAGTGTACGCTAGAGCCTATTGCAGGGTCTGCCTTGGCCGTTGCTATCTTTTCTCCGTTATCTTCAGAGTATATAGTTAATTTTCCGTCATCATTGAATCTCATTGAAAACATTCCCTGAATTGTGTTAGCTCCACCTTTTCTATATCCTACTACACCTGCTCCATTATCAAAGTAGTATGTAGCGTTGGTGTTTACATTCCAATCTGAAGTACCACCAAACTCAAAGCTCA